TTGATAATCCTTCTAAATCATTGTTTAAAGCTAATTCTCTAGCTTTAGACATATTGATTTTATTACCCGTTAATAATTGAGCTTCTAATTCTTTTTCAATAGAAGATTCAAAGTTCATTAAAGAGTCAGCAATTCTATCTACTTGAGCTAGATTCATCCCTAATGATCTTGCTGCTGAAGCAGCACCAGAAATAGCTTTTGTTGATCCGCCGAATGATAATGCAATACCGTCAGAAGTATTTAAAACATCTTTTAAAACTACTCCATGTGCAACTGCTGCATCATTTTGAGCATTAAATTCGTTAGTAGCAGCTACTATAGCCTCTTTGGACTGCTGTATATTCATTCCGGAAACCTTTGATAAGGTTCCTAGTTGAGCTGCTTCTTTATTTGTTAATCCAAGTAAGTTTTTAGCTTCAGCTATTCTTGCTAAAGTATCTTCGTCAAATACAGCTTGAGCGTTAAGACCAGTCTCTGCTGTGAACTCAGCCATTATACCCATTATATCTGCTGCAGTTGCAAATCGAGTACTTATAGCATTAGCATAAGATACATTCTGTCCTGTCATTCGGACAAAGTTAGTATTTAATTTATCTAACTCTCCAAACTTCTTTACAATCATTCCTATGATTGCTGCTGGATCCATTAATGCTCTACCAAATCCTTTTGCTAAAGGACCTAAACCAGCCATTAATACATTTAAAGTACCACCTTTTTTACCGTTTATGGCTATTTCTCTAGCCATATCTCGCATTGCAGTATTAGACTCTTCAATAGCATCGGTAATAAACCCTGATTCTATACCAAGATTTTTCATACCAGACTGAAGAGTGCTAACTAAAGCTCCAGAGAGACCCATCAATCTATTGATCTCTTTCTCCTGGATTATTCTTTTACCTATTGTCTTTATTAATTCCTTAGTACCAAGATCTTCTTCTGCTCTGAAGTTTGCTATGTCTTTTAACCTTTCAAGACGCTTTTCTTCTGCTTTAGATAATTTTTCGCCGCCCTTTTGTCTATCTTCTAATTCTTTTGCCTCTCTTTCAGCATCTTCTCTTAAAGCAGCCTGGCGATCATTAACTAATTCTAAGTCTGCTTTCTTTTGCTCTAATTGTTTTTTGCTAAGGTCTAAAGTTCCTACAGCATCAGAATACATATCATCCTGAATGCTTTGTACCTTTCGCTGGAGAGCAGCAGCTTGATTTATAACTATATTTTTATCAGCAAGCGCTTTAGTATTTGCTTTGATGATAGTATTCTGATCTTTAAAACTAATACTAAGGTCTTCTGTTGCACCAGACATACGTTGAATCCTTTGTTCCATTATTAATAGAACATCGTTAACGTCTTCGCCCGATTTACTCATGTTATCGAACAAAGCTTTCATTGAAGACAGTTCTTTCCCGGAAGCACCGAGATTTCTCATCTTCTTTATTAACTCATCAAATTCTTTGTTTAAGTCTGCCATATATTATTAGCTTTCTTATAAATAGTAAAAAGGCCCGTTATTTACGGACCTTAGTACTATATGAAGGTTTTTTTATTGCAGGACCTTTTACTTTGGATTTTCTAGAAGCTTTATCATATTCTTCTTTTTCTTTCTTATAATATTCTTCCATCTGATGGAAAGTATATTTTCTTAGCCAGATAGGCATATTGTATACTGTCTCCCAATCATATCCTCCTTTGCCGTGAAATACTATTTCGTGTATTTGTTTGAATATATTAGGCCTATATTCCGGCGTCAGGCCAAAAAAACCCTACCCCTATCGGGATGTCGACCCCTCCTGATGGTCCGTTCTCTGGATAGAATCTTAAATCTAAATCCGGTTGAAAAGTTCTTAAGTGGTTTCTAAATGCTCTAGCATCTCTTGCTAAAAATTCTGTATCAACAAAGCTTCTAATTGCTTTTATATCAGTCTGACCATCAATAGACGTGATAACGTGCTTCATTCTAGTAGACAATTCTGATGAATCATCTTTTTTAATCTTTTTAAGACCTTCGATTTCTCTACTAATATTACTCTCATCTCCATGAGTTAACATTTTAAAAGTAATTAATCTATTTGTAGAAGGTAAAGTAAATTCAAAACTATTCTCACCTTTTTCAAACGGACCATAATCTACGTCTTTATTTTCTATTTTTGATAAATCTATCTGCTCTGTATTACCAGCATACTCAAATTCGTATATCTCACCGTATCCGAGTACCCTAGCTGCAACCATTACAGCATTCTTATCACATATTAACAGATCTTTATATTGTATTGGAGACACAATAAGTGCCTGTCATAGTTTATCAATTACAATACCTTTTTGAATATAAGCTTGATTTGTTAAAATGTCCTCTTCTTTAGCAGTCATATACTTCATTTCTATAGTACCACCTGCCAGAGGACTGTCTTTTGGATATAAAAGACCTTTTGAGGGTAAATCTACAACCTCAGTTGGAATATTATTAATTTTTTCCATAAATTTTATTTTGTTATAACTTAAATCTAATAATAAATATACGAATAATAAGTTTTGGAACCAACTATTTCACTTAAAAACTTAAAAAGTTTACAGCTTATACCGGATCTCCATCGTTCCAAGACCAAAGTCTTTGTTCATCTATGTCATGAAGTACAACTGTCTCATCAGTTATCTTATTATCATAGAAGTATTTGTAGTTAAACAGAGCTATATCTGGTTTAATAGTCTTCCACATTTCATCTGACATTGTCTTTCCCATCCATATTCTATCTACATCACCATAAAGAGAAAGAATATAGTTTATCATTCTAGATTCTGGTATAGCACCTAATACTGTGACGTCTATTAACGGAGGAGTGTTATTATGTTCTTGAAAAGGTCTAACTCCTCCAAAAAAAGTATGATTTTTATTTAATTTATCTAATACAAAGTCAAAAGGTCTTATAGGTTTAGCATCTAAATCACAATATACTCCTCCAAATTCTTTAAGTAGAAGCATTCTGAGTCTATCAGCAGTAAATGCCCATTTGTATATATGTGGATTAGTTAAGTAATGTTTAATATACTTATCTTTAGAGTATATATCATAAATTAATTCATTACCCCAGAACTTATATTCCCAATCTGGATGCATTGCTTGCATCTCTTTTGAAAACTCTTTACAGTAATCTGGTATCTTTTCGTCTCCTATCCAGATCTGATGTATTATTTTTGGAACCATATTAGTAAAACAAAAAACCCGGAAATAATCCGGGTTCTTTTATATAATGAAGATAAAATTTTAGTAGTTCAATACGCAGTAGTCCATCGCGACAGTGATTTCAAGGTCTACTACTTCAGAATTTGACCAGTCATATTGACCGAAATTACTAGCTTGTAAGAAGGCTCCTTTAATAATCCATTCTCCAACTATATCACCTACAGGTCCTAAGATATTTAAAGTTAAATCTTTCTTATAGAAGTCAGAATACCCTGCTCTACCTGTTACTGATTCGTAAGACAATCTAGCCCATTCCATTACAGATTGTGAACCTGCTGGTGTTATTGGGTCATAAAGTGTCATACTCATATCTGCCCACTCTCTCTTTCCTCTGATCTTTCTGTAAGTATTGATATGATCTAATTTTACGATTTCATCAGTGAAGTTCGGAGCAGCAACATTCTTTACCATGAAAGCTGGAATGTTGTCCATATACATGATAAATCTATTCTGTACCTTCGGTTCGAAGGCTCTGAACATTATTTCGTTTGCGTTTAATACTGCCATTTTATCTAATCTTTATTATAAATAGTTCGTTTTACAATTTATGCGTTAAAAGTTGCTCCAGTTGGCTCAATTGTAAAGTCAAGTACTATAAATTCAACTGTTTTAGCTGGCTGAATAAAGATCTGACCTATTAATTGATTTCTGTCGATTACATCTGGAGTGTTGTTACTGTCATCCATTACTACTCTAAAAGCATATAGACCTTGTCTCTGTACTACTGATTCCAAGAATGGATTTACAGCAGCTAAGAATCTATTTCTTGTAGCGTTAGTATTCTGCTCGAAGATTAAGTTCTTAGCTTGGTCGCCGATGAACTTCTTAAGAGCGATTAATAATCTTCTAACATTTACTCTGTCTAAAGCTGAAGCTTTCTTCTGTAATGTCTTTTGACCAAATACTGCTATACCTTGTCCAGGGAAAGTAGCAATTGGATTAACATTAGCTGAATATAGTTCGTCTCTAGAACCTCTAGTAAGTTTTCTCTCTGCTTGAATTACTGTTGGTATACCACCTCTTACTAAACCAGCAGGTGCAAACCATGGCGCTGTAGCACCATCTGTGAATGCATATACTCCTGGTATTACTACTGAAGCAGGACAGAATTCATTTTTACCAGTTGCACTAGCTAACTGTACCCATGGCCAGTACGCAGCAGCATATGAACTGTTAATTGCAGCACTCTTTCCTTTTACTTGAGCGACTGATCCTCCGTAGCCATATAAATCTGCTACTGCGATACAATCTCCTCTAGTCTCTGCTAATGAAATAATAGCATCTAATGGAGTTATGTGAGCTGATACACTATAAACAAGTCCTGGTGCAGCGATGATATTAAAGATATATTCA